AGTTAGCTGTAGTAGGCAATGCTCTATATGGCGATCAATGGCAAACTGCTTTATCTAGAGATCTTAATTTATCTAGCCCTAGACGTATGCGCGCTTGGATTTCTGGTGAGCGTAAAATCCCTACTGGCGTTTGGTTTGATATTATCTCACTACTAAAAGCAAGACAGCTAAAAATTGAAGAGATTATTAAAAAACTAGCATAAATAAAAATGGCGCTTTAATTGCGCCTTTTTTATTATCCTAGAAACATAAATTTGATTTTAGCGGCAACGAAAGCACCTTTTAAAAATCTAACGCCTTGCGCACGTTCTCGGTACATTTTAGCTGGGGAGATGTTAAGGGCGTTGCAAATCTCTGTCTCGCTTGCTTGTTGGACATATAAAGCCATTAAGATTTGATATTGCAATAAATCATCATCGTGTAGGTTCATTATTTGTTTTTCTATTTTAAGGCACTCGTCATCGGTTAAGAACTTGATATAAGCCTTTCTCGCAGTCGGCAAAACAGGGATTGAAATTGTTGTGCTTGGATATTCTGTTCCGATTCTGTCGCGACCCCAGCAATTACCCCATTTTTCTAAGATACGCTCAACGCTATAAGTCATTCTCAAGCTCCTTGCATTTAGCTTTGTAGATTTTAATTTGCTCTTTGATTTCTTCGATTGTTAGTTTTAATGGCGGATGGTCTTGTCGCTCTAAAAATTCCACTCGCTCAATACCAATCTTTTTAACTAGATTTATTCTGTACTCTATAGCGTTTCCGCTCTTTTGGTTATTACAGGGTGCGCACTGTTTGTGTATGTTGTCCTCGTTAAATCTCAACTCTGGACAAGCTCCACGGCTGCGATAATGTCCTGCGTGATATTGTCCTTGATGATAACGACCACAAGAAATACAAGGCTCATTTTTATCTCTCAAGCGGATAAATTTGTTTACCCAGCTTTGTAAATCATCTAACCACTCGGAGCGGCTTTTAATTTTCTGTTTAAGTGCGGTCATTCTTTTCTTGGTTTCTAACCGCTCTTGTTTGTCTTGTTTTTCTTTTTTCTTTCTAGCTTGTTCTTTTGAAAGGATAATCGCACATTTAGGCGAGCAGACTTTTTGCATTGAGCTTATCGTTTTCACAAAGTAACAACCGCACACTTTGCATTTGGTTTCCTTTGGTTTTTTAGCCATATTTAGTCTCTATAAATGGTTTTCTTATTAGCGCGATTTACTGGATAGCTCACTTTGGGGTGATTTGTTACATGATATTTTTCGCCAACATTCGCCAGTACTGCTGCCAATGCGGCTGCTATAATACTTTTGCCATGATCAACGTGTCCTATTGTTCCAACATTCACAACCGGCTTAGTACGCTCAAATTTTTCTTTGCTCATCACTCCACCTTATCCTTAACGTATTTAATCGCGTAATACTTGCCGCCAAATTCTATTAACTCTCCATTTTTGGCTTTTTCTCGCACAATATTGCCAAACACAGACACTCCGAAAACAAAGCAGCATCCACACAAAAACAAAGCAAAACAACTTGCGCCGGGTGATTTACCACCAACTATCAAACAACCAATAAAAACTAAAATAATGATTAAAAAATTCATCGTCCGTAAAATCCCCATCTATCGTTAAATTTAACCCCGTTCGCCACACCATAAGCTGTGACATATTCAATAAGGCTCGCCATTCTGCTCACGCTCATTTTTGCCGAGCTCTCACGGATATTCACAAATTCGCCCTCAAGACCCGGCACCACGTCGGCTTTTTGATTCGTTGCGATTGCGTGGCCCGAGATAAACAAGACTTTCCATTGTTCCATTGAGAGTTTGCGTCCCATAAATTCGGCTTGGTTCGCCACGTCTTGGCACATGGCGTGAAACTTGGCATTTTGCTCAAGGTTGCGTGTCATCTGCTGGATTTTGATAACCAACGGCTTTTTATCGTCCGTTGGCAGATCTTTGATAAACTCAATGCAATTCAACCGCACTTGGTTTGAACGTAGAAAGAATTGTCTGTATTGGCTCATAGCATCATCCCTAATGGAGGTAGCCCTGGTTCTTTTTTCTCGTGTTGGATAACATCGCAAAGATCATCGCAAAATTTCTCAAAATCTTTTCTAGGCCAACGCTCCAAATCAAATACCAAACGGCTAAATTGAACTTGAGTTCTCACTTGCTCTTTTAATTGAGCTTGTGACATCAATTCTAATTTCATTGGATCTAGCTTTTCTTTTGGCGGCTCTGGCGGTGAAACCGTGTCCCATTTATCAGAATTAATTAACCATTCATCAGCATTAATTATTTTATTCGTGGCACAGTCATACAATTCACGGTATGTTTTGTTATTCGACTTGGTTTTATCAACCACCAAGAAAAGCACTGAAATTGGCGTATCTTCAAAGGCGTTTTGAATCAAATTCAACTCGACTAATTGATTCCCAATAACTTCACGGAGTGTTTTTTCGGTGTTTCGATAGGCAATACCTGGGAACATAATGAAAAACCCAAAACGATGAGCATTGGCTAATCCTTTCAGCATAAAAACATCATCAAGTACACCTGATTTTTTCCACGGAAAATCCGATTGAATAGCATCCTTTTCTTCTTCGGCAAGTTCTTTAAATTTAAGTGAGAATGGAGGGTTCATTACAACACAATCACTTTTTGGCTCACTTTGATACAAGAAAAAACTCATATTATGAATTTCAGCATCTGGATAATTATTTTCCAATGCCGCACATGATTCCGACTGAATTTCCACCGCAATGAACTCACTAGGTTTAATATACTGCTCAAGCTGTCCACTGCCTGCTGCACCATCAAAAACACTTGGATTTTTACCTAAGTACTTCTCGACTTTACCAGCCAAATATCGGCGCAAAGATTCCCCCGTGATGTACTCAGCAAACTTATTCGCTTTCTTGCGATTGTTATGTTCCTCAAAACTCATTTGCTATACCCACCAACCTTTTTAATAAAATCAAGGCTAATTGAACGTGTGACAAAGTCTTCCATTGTTGGATCAAAGACTACGACCATCTGTCCTTTTGAGTTGCCTTTTATTTCCTTACCTGTTACTGGATGAATAAATGCAATTCGTCCACCTGTAATATCAATCACTTCGTTCGCCACGCCTTGAATGTGGTTTTGATACCACTGCGTAGATTTGTCGTTATTGAGTAACATCACGACTAAATGCCCCTTATCTCTTAACTCCTTTGCCGCCTTCAAAAATGGAGTTACATCAGAGTAAGGGGGATTGACATAAAAACTCAGATTGCGATAAGGGTAAGGTGTTTTTGTATCTAAAAAGTCTTTACCGAGTGAGCTACCCTCGCCAATCCAATTTAGACAAAGCGCATTATGCTCATTCGCACACCCATCAATATCAAAATCAAAGCGCTTGTTTAGCCAATTAAATACATATTTAGGCGTTTGCCAAGTGTCTTTATCAAATTTTTGTTCTGTCATTTACGCAATCCCCATAATCTCTTTAATCTTTGCCACACCGTTTTTTGATACTTCTGGAGGGATAACCTTAGGCTTTTGCTCTAGCAACTCTGGGATTTGCGGAAATTCAAAGCCAGCGCGAGCCTTTTCAACTACTTCGGCAAGAATTTTCGGCATGGCTCTTTGGCAATCTTCCCATTTCTTTTTGCCGTAACCGTCATAGATTGTTTTAAGCAAGTAATACTCCGCTCTTGAGCGGAATTTGAAGTTGTGAGGCTCTTTTGCGTAACCGAAGTATTTTTGAAGTCTAACCTCTAACTCGTCTTGTGTTGGCAATCCTAATTCGTGATTGTTGTAGTTATTACACCAAGCAATGAATTGACCTACACTTGGCAAATATCCGTTTGTTTTCGCTCTTGCAGCAGCCATTCCACGTTTAACTTGCTCGAATGTTTTAACCCCATTCTCAGCAAACCCAAGAATCCATTGCTGTTTTAGAATTTTTAATTGCTCTGGTTGAACAGACAACAGTGTCGGGCAAGATGCGGTAAGTTGCTCAAATACTCTGTCAATCAATCTTTCAGCAGTAACTGGTGCGTGTTTAGTTGTTTTTTCGTTTAACGTTGAGACTTGGTTCATTAGAAAACTCCTTCCCAATCTTCTGGGCGATTCCACGGTTGAGTATTTTTCTCGGCAAAAGTCATTTTTTGAGGTTGCCGCTGGATAACTCCACTCCCTCGCCAATCCCATTCGGATTTAAATCCACGCCAATTACGCTCGATGGATATTGTGATTGCTTCGGCAAGAGATATTCCCGCTTTATCCGCCTCACGCTGAAAACCTTTCAATGCCGTTTCTGTGATTGGTGCTTTGCAGGCTTTGCGGTGAGTTATGAAGTCGTCAGCAAGCTGACCAACGATTCCGAATTCAGCAAGCAAGGCAAGCGAATTTTTTTGTGTAGTTTTTTTATCATTATGATCAGTAGTATTTTTATAATTAGTATTATTATTTGTCGGATTTATTTCCGAGTTATCTCGGATCTGTTTCCGAGTTATCTCGGATTTATTTCCGAGTTCTGGTTGTTTATTCGGATTTATTTCCGAGTTATCTCGGATTTGTTCAGGCTTAAACTCATTCCAAGATTTCCCTTTTTCAGTCAGTCTAATTAGATCTTTATCACCATGCTTACCCTGTTTTAAGTAAACAATTAATCCTTTCTCGTTAAGCTCCGAAAAATGACGGTAAACAGTGTCTCCGGTCTTATAAAATAACGGTAGTTCTTCAATGACTTTGTTACGAGATACCCAGTAATAAACTACACCATCTACAACAACTTCTTCCGCCCAAGACGAAGCTTGATTAAGCAAATCAAACAAAGCTGCTTGATTAGCATTTAAGCCCCATTCAAGGCTTTTTTGATTGTTTATGTAAGTGCTAAAGCGCATTTTCTACCACCTTAGTTCCCTTTCTTGAATTGCAGGAACGGCACATTGTTTGAAGATTTTCCAGCGTTGTTTCTCCGCCTTTTGATTCCGGGTAAATGTGATCACAAGTTAAGTCAAGGTGAGTTCCGCAAGATACGCAACGGTATTTATCCCGTTCGAATACGCGCTTTCTTAAGCTATGAGAAATAGTCTTTTTCTTATATCCAACCTCTTTTTTATGTGAATTTACTCGATCTGTAACCAACCCTAATTCTTCAGCGATCATGTCCAACAAGCCGCCGCCTTTCCCGTCACCCCAATTCCAAAGGGTTTCTATGGCGTCGGCATATTCGTTCGCCATTTCTTTGATTAATGACTTTGCTTTAGCTTCCGTTATAATTCCAACCTTTTCTAAAGCGTCATCCAAGACATCTGAACTTAATCCAAAATTTGATAAATTTTCATTTGTTGGATGGGTGTTAAATCTGTAACAAACTACAAGCGCTTTTAATTCCTCTTCACTCAAAGCGCGCAAGTGTTCATCCACAACGAAATTTGGGAATATGAAAGCGTTATTCATGCCGCCTCCAACCAATACTGAGCAACACGCTTTCCACTTGGCACGGTAATCATTATGCTAGTGATATTGTGATCACGCTTTCTAAGGTCATAGATACGAGCGCCAAGACGCAAGCAGTTAAAGCGCTTTTCTGCGTCTAAGTGCGTTAATCTTTCGCCATTTTTGAGTGCTTTTAAAATCTGTGCTGATTGCGCTTGACTTGTCGTCTCGTTTTGATTAATATTTTCCATGTTAATTTTTCCTAAATTGCCACGGTTGCAGCCGTGGTTTTTTTATTGCCGTCACTAGGACGGGAATACTTCTTCAAGCGAGCAAGTAACGCCTAACTCATTTAATTTACTAACAATCTTTTGCGCCGCGCTGATATTTGGCTCGCGCACATTGGCTTCGTAATTTCCGATTCTTGATTGTCCCCAACCAAGCTCTTTCGCAAACTCAGCTTGGCTTCGTTTTGTTTTTTTTCTGTATTTTTGTAATTTATTCATATCCTTCCTTTTTTAACACGATTAACACAGCTTACGTGTTAATTATAAACACAATTTAAACACAGTTACAAGTGTTTTTATTGTTTAAATAAACACAATGCGTGTTATATAATCGGTGGTAAATTTGATAAGGAGGATTGACATGAGCAAAATCATCGAAAAAATCAAATCCCGCCGCCGTGAATTGCGGTTGAGTCAACAACAATTAGCTGATCGGTTGGGATGGAGGCAGTCAAGAATCGGTAACTATGAGGCGGGTGTTAGAGATATTGGCACAGACGATTTAAGGTCGATTGCTGAAGCGCTTGAGATGACGTTTGATGAACTTGTGTCGGGTAATTACGCAAGTACAAACATTGGTAATCAAACAATTAGCGGATCAAGCGTAAATATCACAACCGCAAACCAAATTAACCATGGGGCGGGGTTAGTTGCGCAACCGGAACAAGACGCAAGCCATACGCACCGCATAGATTATTTAGACGTAAGAGTGGCAGCGGGATTGGCGGGATTTGAAAACTCGGACTATCCCGAAATCGTATCAAGCCTGTTTTTGTCTGACGAGGGTTTGTTGCAGATCATAGGTCGCAAGTCGGCGGCGGGCATAAAAATTGTCAACGTGCCAACTGACAGCATGGAGCCAACAATCCGTAAAGGCGATTGGGTGTTTTTAGATACTAATATTGATTACTACAACGGAGACGGTGTGTATGCGTTTGCGATAGATAACGCGCTATTTATCAAGCGTATACAAAAACTTGTTGGCGGTGGGTATAGATTGCACTCAGACAATAAGGACTACGACCCGCAAGATATAACAGACGAGATTTGCCAAACGGCAAAATTTGTCGGCAGATTTATCAAAACAATCCATATTGACGTTGTATCACTTTAAAAAAATAACCAAACCCGAGGAACCAACCATGCGAGCAGTAGCCAAAAGAATTAAAGCTGAAAGAGAAAGACAGGGATTGTCTATTGCTGATTTAGCCAAGATCCTAAGCGTGAGCGAAAAAGATGTATTAGACCTCGAAAATGGCGAGATGCAACTAACAATGCGTGACATAGATCTGTTTGCTATCGCCCTTGAGGTTAGTGCTGATAGATTAAAATTCGGTGATGATTGGCAACCTAATCTAGGCGGGCAATCAAAATTTGAAAACCCTCGATATAATCACTCAAACGTAGCGACAAATACCGCAGCCACGATGACAACAAATAATTATTATCAAGGTAACGGAAATTCGGATCTGCAGGTGCAAATTAACCGAATGGAACAAGCGGCACATACTGGTAGGCTTGGGGCGTTTACGCAGTTAGATAGAATCGAAGAACAGAATAAATTACTCCTAGAAAGGATTGAGCATATTAACGAAAAAATTGATTTTTTAATGACAGTTGGCGAAGTTACGCCTAAGGAAATTAAATGAGTGTTTCAACACACAGCCACCCGAAGGTGGCTGCACCGATGTTTCCAACATTAAGCTCGCTCAACCATGAAATTCGTATTATTGGCGTGGCGTGCAATATGGGCTTAATGGGTTGTAAGTAAATATATTTTTATATGATATTAGAGGTAAGAAATGAATAAACAAGTTAAATTGCGCGCTTTTAGTATTTCTCAAGATAAATTTAGTGGCACAGTTACAGTCTCTGACTTGCTAAAAGAAGTTTTGGCTAATTCAAAATCAAGCAATGAGCGAAGAATGCGTTTAAGTGAAGATGATCCAAAGAAAGAAGAAGATTTAATTTCACATTTTAATATCGAAAAAGATAATTTTATTTTTGCGACAATGCTTCGTATTGCGCCAGGGGATAATGTTCAACATATTGATGAAGCCTTATTTAATAAAGCCAACTTCTCCATTAGTGACCTACTTAATGCAAAATTGAATACCAGTGCCATTTATAAAGATCATTATTATTTTGCCCTTTCAAATAATTTCCTCGTAACAAATTTGAACAGCAGAACAACCATAACAAGGCTACAAACTTATTTAAATTGGCTGTTAAAAGAATTGATTGATTTATCTCCCGTTATAGAAATTAAAGAAGAGTATGACTTGGCAAGTATTAAATCATTTGTTATTCAAGATCCGCAAATAAAGAATAAAAGCCACATAGACGAAACGCAGTCTGATAACTCAGCGATACTCTCTCGCCTTAAAGATTTGGCTTTTGATCAAGTGAAAGCTTTGTTCAAAGATGCAACTGATTTGCAAGATGTTGATTTAAGTCAGATTGTGTCGGCAAAACTACTAATTCAACTAAAAAATCCAACAAAAAAATCACCAGAAGAGGTTAAAAAAGCATTTAGTGCAGTCTTGAAACCAGTGTCTGATTTAGATAATATTTCATTTAAGACTAGACGCGGGGCATCCGTCACCGGTAGTCAATTAGAAAAGTCTAAGATGGTTGAAGTTGATACTACCGAAACCGGTAAGCTCAACGAGCAAACATTATTACAACAAATGGAAATATTTATAAAAGACCTTGAAAACGAACAAAAATAAAATAGCAATGCTAACAATCGGCATTCTATTAACCGTCTTTATATCATCATTATTCTTTCCTGAATATAATGATGAAAAGATGGGAAACTTAGTTAATACAATTTATACCATATCTGGAATTATGTTTTCCATTGGTATGGGGGTTATTTGCACCTTCAATCCAAGTGGGATAAAGAATGAGAATATATATTCCATCATTGAAAATAATATATTTAAAGTAAGAAGTTCATTTTTATTCTATTTTGCTTTATCTACCATTATGGTTATAACACAAAATATTTTTGATTTAAGCTATCGGATCGAGGTAGATTTTGACTTTATTGATATTGATATTACTATTATTTTAGACGCTAAAATATTTACACTCGTTATGTCGATAATTGCTATTATTTACTATATTATTAATTTTCAAGCCATACAAAAACTCAATTTAGATATTGCAAAAAGAATAATACAAGAAGAAAAACTAACCCAAACTATGCACTGACACTACTTGCTTCGACGTCTCCGAGATTGATGTCGGATATATCAACCACAATAAACCGCCTCACTGGCGGTTTTTTATTACTCATTAAACGCTGCAATCAACTCCTCTAGCACAATCCTCTCCTGCTCATTAGCGCGCACAATTCTTAACTCTTCATCTACGCGCGACACTATCTCATTAATCCCTAAGCTATTAATTCCTTCGCAATTCAGCGAGATTAGCCATTTTTTAAACTCTTTTTTCATAATTTCCCTCCTTATCGGCATGGGCATAATAAACCAACCTCAATTTAAACCAATCATTGCCACCAAAACTTGCGATCGGCATCGCAAAAATCACAAAAACACACTTCAAAACACAAACTTTACTTTTTAATTGATTAAAAAATAAGCAAACAAATAAGGTTTTAAAAAATTAATTGTGTTTAAAAACACACACTTAACACATTTAACACAAAAAATATGAAAGATTTTGTGTTTAGCGTGTTTACAAATAAACACAAATCGTGTTTAATACACCCATCAAAACGAGATACACATAAACAAATATCTCGATGCTCTTTAACAATACGATTAAAAACACATCGACCAACACTTAAGCGCAATTAAGACGGCAGTGAGAATGACAAAGCTCACCGATTAATTAGCGATAAGTAGTTAGGAGTAAGTGACTTATGGTCTTGTTGTGATAACACGCCAATCCAGATGGATCGTAAATAGAGATGAACGGATGGAGAAAACCTTACATTGCGGTGTGAATGCTTACGGAAGTGCAAACAAAGCCAATGGGTGAGAATAGCTAAACGTAAGCAACCGAACAGAGTCTTTTATTGCAATGTTAGACAAGCCGATGACTCGTAGTGAGACTGACAGTAATGCGCTCCCAAGAGGGAGGCTAACAAAGCGGCATGAAACAAACTATGCACGTCAACGTGACGTAAGAAACGTGACATATCGGAGAGACGGTAAACTATGCCGGGGTTGCCAATAGAGGTCAAGGAGCGGGGCTTATAACTTCGTAAGGCAAACACCAGATAAGTGTTGCAATGTGGGTTCGAGTCCCACCCCCGGTACCATCTCAAAGCACATTTGAAGTACAGAGACACAACGGCAAGTGAAACCGTTGCGAATGATAGATGAAGTGTGCTTTGAAATGTTTGAAGTGAGCTAAGTTTGTTAGTTAATTAAAGCCATAATTATGTGGCGGGGGTGTGATATGTAGTATCGAATATAATATTTTTTACAATACACAGGAGTTCTCTTTGCTTGGTTGCGGCAATAAAAATAATGCAACCATTAATTAGATGGCTCTTTGTTGAGTTGGTTGTGGAAACCGACACTTTTAACACTAAGATAAAAATTAGTTTAATGCTAACTTTAAGAAAAACGCAATGGGTTCAAATCCCGAAAGAGCCGCCAGCTAAAGCCGCTTTCACAATGCGAATGGAATCGCCCAATCTTCTTGAAAATTGATATGGAAATCGAGAGCGGCTCTAGCTGGTTACAGCAATAGCATAATAAAAAATATCTCCTTTAAGATTGGTTATACCCCTAGTTGCTTATAGCTGGCTCTAGGGGATTTTTTTAAGATTGAATAATCTGTTTGACAACCATAATTTCTTATACTACTATTCGCCTTAAGGTGTCGAAACCTAAAACTCAAGGCGGATAGTTCAACTGATCGCCACATGGCGATTTTTTTATATCCGTAATCCTGACTATGTCGGGAGGGCGACTAATACAATACCTTCGGGAAATAAGTCCAGCCCTACCTTGAGTGGGTTTTCGAACCTCCCGACGCCACTGTCGAAAGTGGCTTGTTTAAACAAACAAATAGCAAAAAGGATTACAAAATGTCAGCTCTTACAATTTTCAATTTTGAAAACACTCCTGTTCAAACCATTGTAGAAAACAATGAAATCTTTTTTAGAGCAACTCAGCTTGCAGAATTGTTGCAATATAAAAATCCACATGACGCATTAAGAAAACACGTTGATTCTGACGACCTAGCAAAACGCGAGATCGTCAATACTGTGAATAAACGTGCCCAAGTTCTTTTCGTGAATGAAAGCGGAATGTATTCATTAGTCTTGAGTTCAAAATTAGAGCAAGCTAAAAAAGTAAAACGCTGGATAACTAAAGAAGTTCTCCCGCAGATTCGTAAAACAGGAAAATATCAACTTCAACCACAACAACTTGCACTTCCTGAACCTGAAAAGAAATTCTCTTTTGAATTTACCGAATATGAACTTCAACAGCTTGCTTGGTTATGGTTCGCTTTCAAACGTGGTGTCGGCACTTTCCAACATATCGAAAAGGCCTTCAACGTTTTAGGCTCAAATATGAGTTCACAAATCTACGGACAGGCTTACGAATATTTAAGCGTGCTACGTTCTACCAATCAAATCTTAAACCGCATCACAAGCGATTTTAACATCGACCCAATGACAAATTGGCGTGTATTAAAACACTTGCGAGGCTTTAATCCCAAAGCAGTCAAAATAGACTTCTAAAACAACGGAAAATCCGACCGCACTCTTGAAAAATCGTGTGGCGGATTTTTACACCCTAAATTCACTAAATTGATTAAAAAGGAATCAAAAAATGGAAAAAATTACTGATGTATTCTCAGAAATCACACGACCTTTAGCAAAGATTGCTTGTGCGATGTTTATCGCCTTTTTGATTGGTGGAATCTCCTATTGTTTTGCAAGCGAGCCTACTGCGTTAGAGCGTGAACAAGCAAGAATTCAATGGATTGCTGAACACGGGCAATATCAACCAAATCTAACAGAGTCAGCTAAACAACAAGCTATGGCATACACAAACATCAAACAAAAGGAATTAGACGATGAAAGAAAAAAAGACTTATAGAGTTGATATAGAAGAAACGAATGGCGTATTTAAAGCCTCTTTCTTCGTTAATGGTCGCCTAATCCACAAAACGTACCCACAACATTCAAAGCAAAATGCTGTGATGTTTATTAATAGACATATTGAGCGTTATAACGCTATGTATGGAACACGCTTTCGCTTAATTGGTGATAATAAGCCAAAAGCTAAAGTTAAAGAGAAAGAAATAAAAATTCCAAAAGCTGTTAGTAAGAGAAAATTCGTCTCTCCATCAATGACTAAATCGCTAGATAGATTTGATAACTACATCAATCAAAGACAATCAAAACAAGATGATAAAGACTTCTTCATCTTCTTTGATTTGAAACAAATGTTTGGCATTCATCACGCAACCGCTATGACTGCGGTATATCGTGGCGAACTTCCTCAACCTAAAACACTAATCATCAACGGTAATCGAGTTAAAGGCTTTCAGTTTGATGATGTGAATAACTTTTTCGAAATCATAAGAGGTGTATCAAATGGAGATCCTACAAGCGCAATGGGAGCGCAAAGCGTTCAATGATTACGATAGACAGTGTTGTGCCGAAATCGCTTATGACGAGGCTGTCTGGAATTTAGTCGATGAAATTGAAGATGAAATACATTCAGGCGATGAAGATACAAAGTTTGATTTGATTGAAATTTTGTCAGAGGACGAAGGCTTACTTGATGCTATAGCTTTAGATGATAGAGATGTTATTGAGAATCTGCGTAATAAAGCATTAAGAATATTGGCTGAAAATCGCCTTGAGCAACGGAGAAAAGATTATGAACACGGATTTATCCAAGATGATTAACCGAAAAGATAAAGACCGCTCCGCTAGTAAAGAGCAAGAACAAAAGCTTAATGAATTCCAAGATTGGTTAATGAGTGGGATTATCGACCCACAAAGAGCAAAAGAAATCATTGAGCTTTATTACAAAGAAATGCCATTTTAGGTGAATAAAATGAAAATCTACCTTGATATTGAAACAATTCCAACACAAAGCAAAGAGCATCAAGAATTTGTGTGTGAAAATCTTAAACCGCCTGCGAATTACAAGAATGAAGAAACGATTAATAAGTGGCTCGAAGAAAACAAAGAGCTTGCAGTTAATAAGACTTCTTTGGATGGTGCGTTTGGTGAAGTTGTGGTGATTAGCGCAGCAATCAACGATGATGAAGTTGTTACTTTTTATCGTAAAGATTGGCAAGTTAAAGACCGTGAGAAAGATATTTTGACACGGTTTAATAATTGGCTAAAAGAGCAAGCTAATAGATGTAAAACCGTTCCAGTGTTTATCGGACACAATGTAACGAGCTTTGATGGCTTGTTCTTGTGGCAACGCTGCATCATTAATGGTGTGAAACCTTACTATAAAATGGATAAGCGAAACACTTACGACACGATGTGGGAATGGTGCGGATATAACCGAGAATCGAAACCCAGCCTTAATAAGCTATGCCAAGTGCTTAATGTTGAGCAGAAAGGTGATATTGATGGTTCTAAGGTGTGGCAAGCGGTGCAAGATGGTCGTATTGATGAAGTCGCTGAATATTGTGCTAAAGATGTTGAGCGAGTGCGAGCGATTTATAAACGAATGAATTTTGAGGTGTAGAGATGGCTGATAAAAAACAATCGTTACAACGTAGAGCGTGGGATTTGTTAAGTGCGATTAACGTGAACGATAAAACAGAAACAAAAGGCACTGGAAAATATGCTCTAACTTACCTTTCTTGGGCTTGGGCTTGGGGTGTGCTTATGGAGCATTTTCCCGAAAGCGTTTACGAAATTCACCAAGACAGAATTCTACCAGATGAATCTGTGATGGTATCGGTAACATTAACAATTAAAGATGGCGATGAGCAGTTTAGTCGTTTTATGTGGCTGCCTGTAATGGATCACTTGAACAAGTCCATTAAAAACCCAACCGCTACAGATATTAATAAGGCGATTATGCGATGCCTTGCGAAAACAATCGCAATGTGTGGACTTGGGCATTACATTTACGCAGGCGAAGATTTGCCAGTGAGTGAAGAAACCCCAAAGACAAAATCACAAGAACTCTCTCAAAAATCAACCCAGCAGAATGTGAATTCTATTCCTCGTGAACAATATCACAAAGACGTTGAGAACTTGAGAAAGAGATTACTTAACAAGACAAAAGAGCAAATCGAAGAAGAAAAACTTTACGATAAATCTATCAACTGGTTAAAAGAGAATAATCTCCACGATTTGATTGATGAATATAACTTAATGTACAACGACTTTTTATTAAATTTAATATAAGGAAACAACAAAATGGCAGGAGTAAATCGAGTAATTATTATTGGTCGTTTAGGAAACGACCCAGAAATCCGCACAATGCCAAACGGTGAACAGGTTGCGAATATTTCAGTGGCAACAAGTGGAAGCTGGACTGACAAGAATACAGGCGAACGAAAAGAGACTGTTGAGTGGCATCGCATTGTACTCTATCGCAGATTGGCAGAAATCGCAGGTCAATATCTTACTAAAGGCTCTCAAGTCTATATTGAGGGGCGATTAAAAACTCGCAAATGGCAAGATGGCAACGGGCAAGACCGTTACACCACCGAAATTCAAGGCGATAACTTACAGATGTTAGGCGGTCGCCAAGATGAGCCTAAACAAGCCAAGTTGAGCAAAGCAAAACCTGAGCCATTAAGTGCAATGGCTGAACAAGGTGATAGCTTTGACGATAACATTCCATTCTGAATTCCATATACATAAATTATGTCTGATATATCTTTAACGCTTTACGATGAGAAGATTGTCAGTCTAGATAGTGATTCAATCTTCTATATTAAGCCTTTTAACGGCGGCTCAATTATCACAACAAAGGACGACAGATTGTATTCTGTCAAAGAAAGCCAAAATAGAATTTTAAAAATGATACAAGCCGCAAAATAGCGGTTTTTCTTTTAGGTGAAAAAATGAAAAAAGAAAACAAAGAAATTATTGCATACAAAGGATTTGATAAAAACCTTAAATGCCGAGACTATCAATACGAAATAGGTAAAACTTTTGAGCATGATGGAGCGGTCAAGGCGTGCGAAAGTGGATTTCACGCCTGCGAATATCCTCTTGATGTTTTTAGTTATTATCCTCCGTCAAGCAGTCGTTTTGCCATTGTCAAAATGCATGGAGAGACATCAAAAGATAGCGATGATACTAAAATTGCCTCGGCAAAAATAACGATAGAAACAGAAATCAAACTGCCAGAAATGATTAATCGAGCGGTTGACTGGATTAAAAATAAAATTAATTGGAGTGATGATAATACGTCAAATACTGGCGATCGGTCAGCAGCTACAAATACTGGCAATCGGTCAGCAGCTACAAATACTGGCTATCAGTCAGCAGCTACAAATACTGGCAATCGGTCAGCAGCTGAGGTATCTGGGTGTGGCTCGGTCGCTATTGCGATAGGGCGGTCCTCGAAATCTAAAGCGGATAATGGCGGTGCTATTGTATGCGTTTACAGGGATTGCAATGGTGACCTAATGCATATCAAAGCGTCTAAGGTTGGCGAAAACGGAATTAAGGCAAACACATGGTACACACTTGATGCTGATGGAGAGTTTGTTGAGGTTGAGAATGACGAATAACAAACAAGCAGAACACGAATTAGCGGAATTACACGAAAAGGAACGGAGTTTGGAAAAGGCTTTGGAGCTTGTGCGTGAGAAAATTCGCGAGTTAATTAATTACACTAACAAAAATAAGTCCGCTAGATAGTGGCCTTTAAATTTACGAGGAAGATTAAAAATGTACTGGTTTAGAAATGCAATTATTTACCAATTAACAAAACAAATAGACTTTGAAAGTATCGAAAAACAACTCAAAGAATGTGAGTTTACTCCGTGCGAATCTGCAGACGTTAGCCATTTCGGTTGGTCTGCTCCGCTCGCCACCAGCGAAAACTTAGCCTATCAAACAAACGGAAGAATCTTACTTGTAGCTAAACGAGAAGAGAAGATTTTGCCTGTGGAAGTTGTGAATCGTGAACTCAATAAACGAATCACTGCGCTAGAAGAAAAAGAACAACGAAAATTAAAGAAAGTAGAACGATTATCCCTAAAAGATGATGTGATAGCCACTCTACTTCCGCAAGCATTTTCTCGCATCAAAACGACCGCACTTTATATCGACACGTTGAAACAACTTATCCTTGTTGATGCAGCATCAAGTAAAACAGCTGAAGATGCACTCGCGCTTTTGCGTAAATCGCTCGGTAGCTTGCCAGTAGTACCGTTAGCGTTTAATCGTGCCCCATGCGAAGTAATGACAAAATGGGTTACAGATACCGCGCCAGATTGGCTCATCTTGCGCGAAGAAGTGGAGATTCATGAGAAAGCTGATTTAGGCGTTATCCATTGCAAACATAAAGCCGTTGAAGATGACGAGATTATTGAGCTTGTTCAAAATGGCTTAGTCTCTAAACTCGCACTTGAGTGGGAAGACAACCTTAGATTTGTCTTGGATGAAGACGGCACGCTGAAACGCTTGAAGTTTGACGACAATATCACCGAGAAGAACGATGACATTGTAAAAGAAGATGTGACAGCTCGTTTTGATGCAGACTTTGTCTTAATGGCGAGCGTGCTTGGTAAAACAGTGGATAGCCTAATAAAAGAATTTGGCGGGATTAGGGATAGATTATGAGATTACTTAAACGGCTAGCTGAAAAAGCCCTGATGGACGATCTTAGACGATTGGATAAACAGATTAATAAATCTATCGAACAACATGAGTTGGAACTACGAAAATTGGGTGAATTAATTGAAAGCTTGAAAGCTGAAAATAATCAACTAAAACGAGAAAATGCGAAACTTGAAACTGAGCTTAGAGCGATAAAACAAGAACGTATTTTTAGTAAACGTAAAAAGAAAAGCAAACGAAAATGAATGAAATTAACATCAAAATCCCACTGCATAAACTCCAAGATTTAATGATTAGTCACGTCCGATACAGCTTGCCACGACATACTTATATCGTTAGCGAAACTATTCACGATGTGAAAACCTACTGGAGCGTGTTAAGCAGTAACACTCGAGAGGTAATTACGCGAGATATTAATGAGCATTTAAAACGCTGGGAAAGTGACCGAAATAACGCATTCCACAAACTTGACTACGATTCGTGGGAGGAATTAGCTGACTGGATAAATGAAAACCGCAGTAGCGCATCAACAACTGGCACAACAGCAAGACCACTGGTTGATGTGTTGCCGGTGGTGGATTTAAAACCGTATAAGGGCAGTAAGAAATGGAACAAAAATTAATTCTTGATGCCTGTTGCGGGTCGCGGATGTTTCATTTTGACAAGCAAAATCCACATGTTTTATTTGCCGACAATCGCAAGCTAAAAACTACATTTAAGGATAAGGGTAAAGATAGACATCTTGCAATTAACCCAGACGTTATACACGATTTCATGGACATGCCCTATCCGGACAAATCTTTCAAATGCGTTATTTTTGACCCTCCTCACTTAATAAAAGGCGGTGACAAATCTTGGTTAGTCAAAAAATACGGACGGCTTGACGAGGATTGGCGAACGCAGCTTAAAAAAGGTTTTGATGAATGTATGAGGGTGCTTGATGACGGCGGATCGCTTATTTTTAAGTGGGCGGAAACGCAAATCACAGTAAAAGAGATTCTGTCCGTTATCGGTGTTGATCCGATAATTGGGCATAAATCAGGACGACTAAATAATACTCATTGGATGCTATTTGTTAAAGGGGTTGATTGATCATGGGTAAAAATAAAAAAATTTTAAGACACAGATTGCGCAACAGGCTAACTCATTTTATGGTCGCTAAATATCCAAAAATGGTTGATCGTAAAATAAAAGCAATAAAAGGCGATTATCTTTGCGACGAAGATAAGTGTAACGCTATTTTTGCAGTACAAAAACTCAAAAATGAGCATTATAAGCGGATTAAATCCATATATATTGCTAGGGGATTAAAATGAGCAACTGGATTAAGTGTAGTGATAGATTGCCTCCGTTAATCGGTGATCGCTCTAAACCTGTTTTAGTGTGGTGTGATAATTGCGGTCAGTATGATATCGGGGTGTGGGATGAGTATGATGGATGGGATGTTTATTGTGTTACCCATTGGCAACCACTCCCGCCACCACCAACCGAATAACCAACGACCGCAAAAGTGCGGTCTTTTTTTTATTAACAACAAAGAGGAAAAAGAAAAAATGAAAAAATCAATCATTCATGTTGTGGTCGCCTGCACTATCGCAGCGTCATTATCCGCCTGCTCACCATTTTCGGTTGATGAAGGGGAAATTGGCTTAGTGACCCGCTATGGCGAAATTCAAGAAACTAAATCGGCAGGGTTACACTGGCGTAGTTGGCTTGAAGATGATGTTGTATTTAGCACACGTGAGCAAAAAGTCACTATCGGAATATTTGATGACGTTGGTGATATTACCTCTGGCATTTCCGCTTATACCAGAGACACACAAACCGTCACCACGGCGCTAACCATCACGTTCAAATTAACCGATCCAGTGGCAGTTTACAAAAACTACCGTAATACAGATAACATGATCAATCAACTTCTTGAGCCACGTAGTCGTCAAGCATTGGAAATCGTTTTTTCGCGCTATTCCGCACAGTTGGCTTTGGAAAATCGGGCGCAATTAACCAACGATATTACGGCGCAAATCCGAGAGGCAGTAAAAGGTTATCCTATTGAAATTACTGCGGTTCAAAGCGTGATCAACTTCAACAAAGAATATGAAAAACGTGTGGAAGAAAGTGTTCAAAAGAACGTCGCAATTCAAACCGAAGAGCGCAATTTGATTATTCAGCAGAAAAAAGCCGAAATTGCCCGTGTTGACGCACAAGCCAAAGCCGATGCCGAAGTAATCCAAGCTAAAGCCGATGCCGAAAAAGTGAGATTAGCCGGTGAGGCGGAAGCGGCCGCTATTCGCGCTAAAGGCGAGGCATTAAAAGAAAACCGTCAACTTGTGGACTTAACCGCAGCCGAAAAATGGAATGGTGTGCTACCAACAACCATGACACCAAGCGGAAGTGTGCCATTTGTTAAGATTGGTCAATAATGTCAGGTTGGTTAGCTGGCGTTATTTTAGGTGGGGTGGCATTAGCCATCCTTTTTATTATGTTTTATCTAGATAAAATGGAGTAACAAAATGTATTTCTTGGGAGTTCTTTCCGGAATTGCAATCGCATTTGCTGCACAAGCTTTCTTTCGTCAGTACAAGTTGACGGAAAGAAATAAAGAAGATTAATCATTGACATACCGCCCTTTTGGGCGGGTTTTTTTTTGAGTAAAAAATTGAAAAAAAAAACCTAATTATTTGTTGGTTGGTTAAACG